CGGAATTCATCTCTTAATTTGCTATCAATATTATTAATGTATTGTAATCGTTTTTCCTTTGTTACCTTAGAACTAACCCCTTCAAACGGATCATCAAATTTATCAGATCGTGTGAAATATAAACTTTCCCTTTCAAGAATATCAATTAATTTAGTAAAATCCATATATCTCCAAATCTTAACGTTTTTATTTTCAGGCTCTTTGAAAACAATCTGTTTTTCATACATAAAATCTCTCCTCTCTACTATACAAATATAACGTAGAAAGTAGAAATATTATATACTGTTTTCTAATTCATAATTGATATAACTAAACTACTTATAAAAGCCATATTTTGTACAATAAAAAAAGACCAGCTTATGGCTGCTCTGGTTTCTTATCAATTAATTGTTGTAGTAATAATTCTTCTAACTTTGCTATTCTGTCTTCCTGACGAACTACTAAATCCTTTAATTCGTAAAGTTGATCCTGGATGAAAACTTTCTCGCGTTTTTCTGCTTCAAGCGCTTGTTTTACCATTCCAATATCAAACTGCATATTGTCTGCTTTCCAGTCTAATTCTTGTACCGATTGCATTGTAATAGAAACAGAACTATATAATGTGACTGCATTTTTTTCTGGTGTTGTAAATACACTATCAGAATCCTCAGCGATCATACCATAGTATACAGGCAATACATCAATTTCACCTGCATCGTACTTTTCAACGTCAGAAATCATATTGTATTTTTTAATACGTACAGAGTTGAGTGTTTGTAGCGCAGAGAACTGCAAATCTTCAATGTTTGTTTTGATTTTACGAGATGAGTTAGGAATAAATTCCCTTGCCCATACGCCTCCAGTTGCTGAGATGTTTTCTTTTGCTCTTAATGTTCTTAATTCTATATCTCGCCATGCATTTCCAAGTGTATCTTTAATTTGTAGTCCGGTGTCATAACCTGATGCAAGGCTTGACCTTATCATTACTCTACCCATGACTAAATCATGATCATTAACGCCGTTGAGGAAGGTTATTTTGTTACCACTGCCTTTTCTTTGGAAATTAAACTCACCATAGTTATTTGTAAAATAATGCGGTTCCGTTGTAGTCACCATGAATTTACCGTATCCTGGAGCCCATCCTACTGAGTTAAAAACAATATCATTCAAGCAATCAAAATACAATCTTCCGTCTGCATACGCATATAGATGACCACCATCATTTTGCATTTGAATATACGATGACCATATATTGTTCCCTGATACATTTTCTCCTTTTGAGAGTCCAAATGTAGCAAAAGCTTTAGAAGGTTGCTCAGTACCGTTAATTCGTGGAATCTTTTGATAAATATAGAATGAACCTGTACCAGTGAATTTTCTGTTATCCGAACCAAGAACAAGTGCAGGTTGAATACTTCCATCATCTGTTTCCATAAATCCCATATAGCCACGTGGTTTATTTAAATCAAAAATCTTCATGTCTTGCTTATTTATTTCAACAAATCTATTTCCACTCGTTTTAAGTGTTACACCTTCTAAAACTTGTCCTTTGATATGATCTGCTGTAACAAATCCTTTTAAGTTAATTCTGTTTGCACTTAACATAATGTTTTCTTTACTCATATTGAACGCTGCAATGACATCATTTTCTTTTACTGATATGCTAACGCCCTTTTCAGTTAGCTGAAGGCGACTTTCCATATCTCTTACATATCCTGAGGTAGCAAATTGTCCATTCGCTTGTTCTTTTGTATATACCTCTGTTGTTTTGGCTGCTGCATTAATACCTTTCTCATTGATAATAAAACGATTATCAATTTGGGTCACTTTCTGATTGAACTGCTCAGTTGCTAGTTTGTTCGCTAATTCTGCAAGTAGATCTTCTTTATTTTTATTAACCGTATTCTTTAAATCAGGAATCTTAAAACCAGCAACATAATCTTCGACTTGCTTGATTTCAACTTTTGCCCCGATTGCTGTTGCCTGTTGCTCAATTTTGGTACTTGCTTCAGTAAGTTTTTTCCCTTGAGAATCGACTACATTGTTTAAATTAGTAACTGTGGAAGATAATCCGCTTGCTGTTTGCTCAACAGTAGTCATCCGCTTTTCAAATCCAGTTTGGCTGTTTTGAACATTTGTTATAGTGGTTTTAACGCCTTCCACACTTTTTTCAATATCTGTTGTTTTCTTTGTGAATTCATCATTTGAAGTAAGATCATATCTAGAACGTGACCATGCAGTAGGCGTATTGGCTTTTTCTAGTTTAAATTTCTTGAAGCGAATGTTTTTACCGTTTGACGCTACGTTTCGCGGAAATCTAAAGCGAATGAACCAACCTTTTGCATTTACGTCTAATTTGAATGTATATGAGAAGCGTTGCCAACCACTTGTTGCATCAATTTTCTTGATTAGCTTTGTTTCATCCCATGCATTATTGATAAATTGGAAAATAGTTAAATCAATGCCGTTCATGTCATTCTGCATATCAAGGCTTAAAGTTATGTCGGTGTTAACATCAAAATCACGTAAAGAGTTATTTGTAGAGTTACCGATTTGGTAAAACGAATCTGTATAATCAGAGCATGTTATCCCTAGATAATCCGTACCAGGCCATGAAGTTGCTTTATTAATTATTACACCTTTATCATCGTACATTGCAGGACGTTCATTTTTTGCGGATGAATTGATAATGTAGTTTTCACCATCGATTGTTGTATTAGCTATTTTCGTTTCTACACTCTCTAATTTTTCACTGATTTTCCCAGCTTTTTCCGTAATTTCAGTTGTTGTTTTCTTTAGGTCATTTGTTGTTTGCTGCACATCAGAAATAGTCTTTTTTGTGCCTTCCACAGTTGATTCAACCGTATTTAATTTATTACTAATTTCACTATCCTTTTTAGTTAACGATTCAATAGAAGTTTTAAATCCATCAGCGGTTTGCTCTGATTTGGTAACACGTTCTGTAAGCTTTCCCTGTTCGTTTTGAACATTAGAAACAGAAGTATTTATACCTTTAATAGTAGTATCAATTTCTACTGTTTTTTTAGTGAAATCAGAAATAGTAACTTGGTCTTCTGGTGCTGGTGTCCATGCAGTCGGTACTGTGCCAATTTCTAATTTAGGCTTTTCAATTAACGTGTCCCCAGTGAAATCACGTGCTAAAGCGTAAACTGAAATCTCTTTAATAGGCTTATCCATTACTACAGCACTCGCTGTGAATCTTTCCTGGTTATACTGTTTACCTAGTGTTAAGCGGTTTTCTACACGGCAACTCGGATAATGAAATGTATTGTCTGTGAAAGTAATCTTCACTTCAAAACCAACCCATTTATTTGTTGCACCCCATGCAGTAACTTTACCTGTAAATAGAAAACTCATAGCAAGATTCTTCCCCTGCATTAAAGTAGCTGTTTCCTTCGCTACATCAAAATAGGTATGTGGCTTGTTTTCCCCAGTCTTCACTGAATGCGATTTAGTAGCTGTTTCTAGTAATAGATTTCGGACACCAATTTCCGTATTATCAACTTTCGTTTTAAGTTCAGTAAGAGTCTGCTTCGTACCATCAGCCGTTGTCTTAATCTCATTCGTTGTTTTCTTGAGAGATGCTGCTTCCGCCTGTATGTCAGAAATCGTCTGTTTCGTACCGTCAACCGTTTCTTCTACTTTGTTTAATCTGTTACTGGTAGTTCCGTTTGCTGTATTCAACGATTCAATAGATTTTTTAAAACCTTCGGCTGTTTGCTCTGATTTAGTAACACGCTCACTGATCTTACCTTGTTCCGTTTGTATGTTGGTAACTTTTGTTGAAACCCCATTAATCGTTTCTTCTATTGCAGTAGTCTTTTTGGTAAAGTCTGTAGCAGTTTGATTTACTTTAGAGTCCACTTGCGAAATGGTACGTGTATTACCATCCGCAGTTTGTTTTGCTTCATTAGCGGTTTTTGATACTTGTGTTATGTTATTCCCTAAATCCGTAACACTTTGTTTTGTTGCAAGGCTCTTTATCGATTCATTCGTTTGTTCAACAGAAGTGCTTATTTCTTGGAATTTCTTGACGTTTCCTTGCTTATCAGTTTCATATATTTGTTTACCAATAAAGCCATTATTAATTTCCTCTTTTGTAAAGACGCCAGATTTATCTGCTTTATCTTTTATTTGATTCTTAACAAACTCCCCATCGACCTTACCGCTCACATCTTTTTTGATATTTAAGATTTCACCAGAAATTGTCTCTGTATCTTTTTTAACGGCAGCTACCTTGTCATTCAAGGTGGTTTGTACCTCTTTTATTTGTGTATTAACTAAAGTCTCTGTTTCTGTTTTTAGCGTTTCTACCTTTTTATCAAGCTCTTGCTTGGTATTATTAATATCTTTTGTCACCTGTTCCAACGTTTCTTTCTTAACTGACTCCACATCAGGAACAACCGACTCCCAAGCTGTACCTGTCCATATTTTCAAGATACCAGGCTTACCTTTACTAATATCACGCCACAGTGTTTTATTTGGTTTAAGCCCCGTTGTCGGTGGATTCTTTGCTTCAATGATTTCCACAGTGTTATTTTTTATGTTTTCTTGAACCTTTTCAGCAAGTGTCTTTGCTGCTTCCGATTCCTTCTTAGCATTACTAGCTGTTTCATTAGCTTCTTTCACTAATTTATCTAGCTGATCTAACATTTCTTGTTTATTCCCTAACGAACTAAGAATGCGGTTATAAATCTTTCTTAACTCTTCATTTGGGTCAACAATTTCACGGTAATCTCCGAAGACATATTTATCTTGTGTAGGATCTTTAAAGGATTCATCACCAGCGATTGTTCTTGCTTCTAAATACAATTTGGGCGTAAAACCTGTATCTTTAATTTTGATTGTATCGCCTTCATTAATTAGTTCATGAGCAAGTCCGAATACGCGACCTATACTTTGAGCTTGAACTTCATACGACACGGATGTATTCACACGCTTTTTCAACTCTGTATTCATAAGAGTCATTAAACGTTTTGGGTTCATATCTTGGTCTTCTGTCTCTGGACTATAGAAGCCGAATTTATGCTGCCCTTTCTCATTCCACCTTTGATACGCATCGCTGTCCACAAGATAAGGGACACCGTTATTTATTTCGGTAATAGTAACAAACTCTCCGCCTTCTTTTTTCACGAAACCCAATAAGGCTGTACAAATGTTTTGAGAGTTTTCGATCCGTTTAATTCCCATCAAATCTTTGCCGAGAGTTACTTCTTTTCCTGTTTCTCGACCACGCTTCTTAATCATATCAACATAACGACCAACGACTTGAGAGCCTATGACCTCTGCGCGATATTGGATTTCTAATTCAAACAATGAAGCTATCTTTTTAAGGAGAGTCAATGGATCAATAAATTCATCAATCGTCATAGAGCGGAAACTAGCATATTCTAAATTTCCTTTTTTCCACTTCGTACCTGCAAGAGCGATATCCACCATTTCAATTACTGTCTTACCTTCTAGTTTTTGTGGAGGGATAATGCCAGCTTTAGCAAGTTGAACCCATTCACCAGATGCATAAGCGATTACTGATCTATCATCAGAATCCTTTTCAATTTCAGTAATTACATAAGGGACGATACGACCATCACGCACTTCTTTTAACACTAAATTCTGCTGCATAAGTGTGGCTGAATGCTTTGTATTATCAAATACTCGAAACTCTAATGTATCAATGTTATTTTTGATTTCCCAATGCCTTTTATCATCCCAATAATCTTTAGGCTGAATAGATGCTACAATTTGTTCTGTTTTAAAATCAACAACATGCAATTCACCACTTGGCGTTCTCATCTGTATCTCTCCCTGTAACTAATTGTCGCTGTAACATCTGGTGGCATAATATCAATACGATTATCCCCACGTATGATTTTAGGAAACTCACTAAATATATCTTTAATATTAATAGCATCTTTTCCGTTAATCGTAACAAGGCTTCTTTCTGTATCTATAATTACTTTGTCTCCTGTATCGAAAATAAAGGGCTTTGTATTGGAAGGGACTTTGTTTATCTTCCAAATCTTTAAATCATCAATTTGCATGGTATAAACAGGTGTATTTCTATCCCACCGACAAATGGCAATCATGACTTGTGCAATCTTTCTTTCCGTCATCGGATTCCCTGTTTCGTCAATCCAACGTTCAACCAATGAAGCATCGTCTATTTCTGTACCCTCTCTGAACTTCGCTACATAAACAGACCATTCTTTACCGCGCCTTGCAATACGCAACCTTCCGTAAAAATTGTTGAAAGTATTAGGATGCGCTCCACTTGTATCAACTAATTTCCGAATACTGTTTGGGGTCCCACTATTGCCAACTTTCATATGAGCCTTTGTAATTTCAGCATCCCAATATAAATCATTCATGTTTATTCGAGATACAATATTACTCGCTTCATCCAAAAGTAAAACTTCCACCCGTCCCATTTGATCTATGTTTTTAGATTGCAAATGTACTCGGGCTTCCATTTCAAAATCTTGCATTGGTCCACCAGGTATACTTTTCTTTGCAATGCCACCATGAAATCCTTTCGTACCCTCTTCACCGTAATACGGACAATAAATAGATGTCCCATCTTTCACTTTTAGTTCGCCTGTACCCTTCATTTCTTCCACTTGTCCGGTAACAGGGGTCCAACCTACAATTGATGACATTTCATCCCACAAGACCCGTTCTCGCTCTTGTACAGTTGATTCTTCCACAGTTAATGGATAACCAATTCGAAAATAATTTCGATCATAAGGATATGCACCGAACCATACATCTAAAAAAGTGCTTGGTTTTTTCACAACCATTTCAATTATTGGTGGAGCTTCTACGCTGCCGTTATTAGTAAAATTAGAAGTTATTTCTGTAGACCAATTTTGAGTAAAGGTGTGTGTATTTGTTTTCCCTAACTTGTAAGGCATTGGACAAATAAATTTAATAACTCCTTGTCCAAGTGTTACAAACTCATCCGGATCAAAACTATCATCCACAACAGCTAAATACGTTCTATTTGGTTCTACATCGAAAGTAAGCTCTACTGGTTGCTCTGTAATAAGCCAACCTGCTATTTCTTCTTTTAATGTTTCTAAATCTGCACCATCAGGAACAATAATTCCAACTGGAATAGAAAGAGTGCGAATTTCTGTTTGCGTGTTTAATAATCTTGCGCCTGGATAACCTGGAACATTTAGAAAATTTCTTTTTAACGGTGCCCATGCTGGTCTTTTCCATCCTTTTTCTATTTGAATAAAATCTTTACGCTCTTTGTTAAATGTAAAAGAACTCATGTTAACACCTCATTTCTTTATAAAATAAAAGAAACCCAAACCTAAAAGGCTGAGTTTCTTGCTTCTTCTCTATCTTGATACTCGGTTGTATATCTATAAGTACCACGTGCTACATCTCGTCCTTCCAAAGTAACAGGAACTTCAATTACTAAACCACCACCCTGTGTTGGTATCGCTCCATTAACACCAGATTGACCAGGTGAATAATTGAATACTTGATTTGCGGTATTGTTTGTCATAGCTTGTCTGCTATTTGACATACTTCCATACACACCACTCATAACAGTTTTTAATCCTGATAACTGGCCCATAGAACTATCCATCATACGACTCATATCACTCATTAATTGACTCATAGATCCAGTCGTGCCAACCATAGTCGCAGCAATTCCTGCACCAATATCTCCAAGCGTCTTTTTATTCAGCGGAAGCACTGCTTCTCGTCCCGCTTCTCCAGCACCTTGCAAGTTTCCACCATTCATTCCAAAGATAGTTGGTTTAGTGAAAATACCACCTTTTGCACGCCAATCAATATTGATTCCAGAAGGATAAGTAACATCTTTACCTAAAACGTTTTTCGTGCTTGTTTCCAAGCTGAAATGTGGAAGAGGTGGCATTTCAGGTTTTGGAATCTTTAACTTCAAGTCACTAAAGAATCCCTTAATCTTCCCAATAAACTTTTCTATGCTGTCAACTGCATCTTTTATTGGATCTACAATAAATCGTTTCGCTGCCTCAAATTTTTCTTGCGCTGCATTCTTTACTGCATCAAATTTTTCTTTAGCTGAGTTATATAAATCGGTGAATTTTTGCTTGGCTTGATTATACGTTTCAGTTACCGGATCAATCACGTATTTCTTTACTAAATTCCAAGCTGTAAGTGTATAAGATTTTATTGTTTCCCAATTACTTAATATCCAGTTTGCTAAATCTGAAAGCTTTTGTTTCGTTGTAGTCCACAATTCTTGTACTGGTTGAATAACATACTGTTTTATTAAATTCCAACCTGCTAGTGTATAAGATTTCGCTGTTTCCCACTGTGAACCAAGCCAAGAAACCAAATCAGAGAATTTTTCTTTCACCAAGCTCCAAGTCTCCTGTACTGGTTGAATAATATATTGTTTAAATAATCCCCATGCAACTTGTGCCACAGCTTTTGCAATTTCCCATTGTGTACCAAGCCAAGTGACCATTTCACCGATTTTTGTACTTACCCAGTTGTAAGCTTCTTGAATCGGTTGAATAATATATTGGCAGATTGCCGCCCATGCAATTTGTGCACCTGCCTGAATTAACAGCCAACCAGCTTCTAAAACGGTAGAAACCGCCGAAATAATTGGATCTAAAACAGTAAGAATTGTATTCCAAGTATCTTGCCAAGCTTGCGTTAACATACCCCACAATTCGGTAGCTGTTGTAACTAAAGAAGTCCACCAAGAAGAAGCTGTTTCAACAATTCCAGACCATAAGCTACTAAAGAATTCGCCTATTGGGTCAAAGAAACTATGCATCATTTCAGTGAATGAAGCCCAGGCCCCAGAAAAGAATTCAACAATAGAATTCCATGCATTACTACATACCTCACCTATACCTGTCCATAAATCACTAAAAAATTGACCAATGGGATCAAAAAACTCATGCATTGTTTCTAAAAATGAAGACCAGGCTTCACTACAGGATTGGGTTATACCATCCCAAAGTTCTATTAAATATTCTTTTATAGAATTCCATGTTTCTATTGTCCATTGTTTTATAGATTCCCAGTTTTTATAAATTGCTACACCTAAAGCGACTATAGCGGCTATGATAATCGGGACAATAAGTACAATAGAGGTGGCTACTGCTGCCGTAACTCCGATCAAACTCATTACAGCCACAACTATCGGTGCAAGTGCCATAATTGCACCTGATATTACACCAATAGCTACTGCGACAGCTGCCAATGTAGCGGCTAATTTTGGATTGTTAGAAATCCAATCAGCGATTTTAGCAACAACATCAGCTATAACACCGAGAACAGGTTTGAGTGCAACTTGTAAATCTTGCATTGCTTTTTGAAACTTAACTGCTGGACTTGCATCCATTTTTTTTATGGATTCATTTAATTTATCCTGATTCTTCTGGAAGTCTACTGTTTTTTCTGAAGCGTTTATTAAAGTGTTAGTCAAATTTTGCCCTTGGTCCTCAAACATAGTGGCTAGAACTTTAACCCCTACTTGATTTCTTTTTACTGGATCTTCTATCCCTTCAATCGCTTTAGCTACTTCTACCATAGCTTTCGAACCGTCACTTCCACCTTTAGCGACAGCTGCACCCCACTTTTCTATTTGTTCTGTGGCAATCCCAGAACCATCTAGTGCTTCTTTTAAAGCCTTATCTGCCCCTTGAGCAAACTCAGCTAATTGAATTCTCCCTTCCTTCAGACCATCTAATAAATTATCAATATTCCAACTACCTGTTTCAACGCCTGCTTCCATAATCGCTTGGACTTCTTCAGCTTTAAAACCTGCACGAGTCAGCTGACTTCCGTATTCGGCAATGATATCTAGTTGCTCCGGTGGAAAACCCATTTTTAGCAACGCATCAACCATACCCAGAGCACTTTCTTGAGTTATCCCTAATTCGCTTCCTATTTCGTATGTTTCTTGAATTAATTCAGTGAAATCTATACCTTCATAAGATTGAGTGATTGCTGCTGCACCTTTTACAATCGCTGCATTTGCTTCATCACTTATATCTTTATTTAAAGCCCATTGTCTGCGTACACCAGCAAGTGATTCTTCAGCATCTAAACCATAAGCTGTAATTCCTCTTATGGCTTCTTCAACTGATTTTTTTGATGAATCTGGAACATCAAAAGCAATATCAATTTTCGTTTGCAACTTTGACATATCCATCGCTTTTTCAATTGCGGTTGCAATTCCACCACCAGCTGCTATTCCACCTATGACATTCTCTAATCCTACTTTTAAGCCTTCAAATTTTTTCTCTGTTCTTCCAGCTTCTTGCTGTAAATTCCTTAATTCATTTTGCACTTGCCGTATTGAGTTTCCAGCATCCACAGATCGGAGCGCTCGCTGTAATTTTTCAATATCCGCTTCAGTTCCTAATGCTTCACGACCGATTATTCCAATCGCTTGTTCTAACTGCCGACTTGTAGCTGTTCCGCTTTTAATTGCATTCACAAGACGATTTCCTAACGCTCCTGCAAAATCATCAACACTTTTACCTGTTGCACTGAATAAAGTTTCTAATTGCCTTGTGGAACTTGCCACATTTTCTTGCTCAGCTTTCATGTTTCCAAGCTTATTTTTTAACCCATCAAGTGATCCTTGTGTAAATTCAATTTCACGCCTAAACGAGCGGTATTGTTCTTCAGAAATCTTTCCATTTTGAAATTGTTCCTGAACCTGTTGTTCCGCTGCTTTCAATTTATCTAGCTTTTGTGTTGTATTTTCAATTTGTTGTGTAAGTAACTGTTGCTTTTGCGCTAATGCTTCCACATTTCCTGGATCGAATTTTAATAGTCGCTCAACATCTTTAAGCTCCTTAGTTAAATCATTACTACGTTTATTAACATCTTTTAAAGCATTTTGAAGCCCCGTGGTCTCTCCACCAATTTCAATCGTAATCCCTTTAATTCTTCCTGCCATATTTTCACCCCTCTTTCTTAGAAAGCATTAAAGTCTTTTTGAGTCGCTTTTCTTACTTTGTCTTTCTTCGGTTTTTCCATTTCAGCAAATTCAGCAATATAATCAAAGCAATCACCAACAGTCATAACTTCTAAATCTCCATGTGTCAGCTTCGCTTTATAACAAAGAGCAAGGAACGTATCGGTTGTTAATTCGTCATCACCGATTGCTCCTTGCTCTTCATCATCTTCTGTTATTTTTTTTTTGCTCCCATTGTACTTTGAATCATGTCATTAATTTCTGGCATGATATCATAAATAGGAAACTCGTCAAATCCATCTAGCCATGTAATTGGATCAGGAAGATTTGGCTCTGCTGTTTTTGCATATAACCAAACTAAGTCGTAAATAACTTCGAAATCGACGTTCTTAAAATCTGCGGTTGATAGGTCGATAGTACCTTGTGACTCATCTTGCGAGGTAAATGTACCGATAGCTCCTAATGCCATCATATCTGCGAATAAATCCCGTCTGAATTGTGCCTTATAGCGTTTAACTGTTGCCGCTGTACCTTTTAATCGAACTTGTTTTCCATCTATTGTAATTGTCTTTTCCATTTACTTACGCTCCTTTTGGTGCTGCTGGTGTTTTTACATATACTTTTTTGTACCAGTCGTTATAAATTGCTTGAGTTGTTTTAGCAGTCGTTTTCGTTTTAACCATTGGTCTTCCACCAGGTGCTAAAACAATTGGGCTAGAAACAAACTTCAGTTCATTTGTATTTGGTTCAGCAGAACTTGTTTTTGTTTTAGATGCAATCGTTGGACGACTTGCTGAACAGTTATACATAACATGACGGGTTGCGTTCACATCACCATCAAACTCAAATAGTAATGCGAATGGTTTTCCTTTTGCATCAGCCAATTCATTTAATACGCCATCCGTTTCGTCTAACTCCTCACCAAGTGCATCAATAGCAAATTGCTCTGGAATAGTCGCAATGGATAACGTTCCATCATAACCTTGGTTGTTACTTGCCGCGTAATAAAGCATGTCATCTGCATAGAATTCAATTAAATCACCGCGTGGCTCAAAAGTTAGTTCAACTCCACCAGGTAATGGAATTGGTGTCCCGAATTTAACTAAAAAATCCTTAGTATCTAATGGTACATAATGTACATTTTTCAAACCGAATGTTACCTTATTTTCATTCATTTACATCAACCTCGTTTCATAAAATTTTTGATATAGTTTTTCAGATTCAATAAAAGTCTCGTATGAATCATAAGGAATTTCATGATCGTCTAGGACTTTTTCAAGTTTGGCTTCTGCAACTAAATCTTTTCTAGTTGTATAAAGCTCAATATTTAAATCGTTTATCTTGTGATAGACCTTGTTATCAGCCATGAGATTGGCTGAACCGTCCACAAGAAAACAAATATAAGGTGGTGCTGGAACTGGATTGGTTGGCGTTGCTGTGAAATGCGAATAAGCCACAGGATAACCGGTCGCTTCAAGAATTTTTGTTAATTCACCTAATGTCATTGACCAATCGTCCTTTCGATACGTCTTGGCAATTCATCAATTACATACTCTTCAACTGGACGAATATGCACTTTTGCTGGCACTCGACCACCACCAACTTTTGCATGCCCACTTTCTAATAGATGTGTTAATTGCCCTTTTGTATTATGAAGAACAACGCCCTTTCCTTCTTTTTTCTTACGCCATCCTTTACGATAACCACCCGTTTTTTTAGGACTACCTTGCTTTAATTTACCTACAGCAATATCTCCTATTTCATCAATCTCATTTTCTAATTCTTCTTCCACAACATCTGCATATCTTTGTAATTCTCTAACAATCTCACTCGCAAAATCATTCATATTAAACATGCTCCTTTGCGATAATGGTCAATGTTTGATTCATTTCATTATCATTCATTGGTGGTTCGATAATATCAAAAATACGACCCTTCATATTAATTCGCATTTCTTCTGTAATGCCCGATGTATAAGGAATCACAAATCGATAAACTCGTGTCGCCTGTGAAGCTGAAGCTTCAATATACTCGGAACCTTTCACCGTTTTTACCATTGCCCAGGCTTTTTTTAATTCCTGCCAAGATGTTTCTATTACTTGATTTAATTCATCTTTTATTACTATAGGTTGCTCAATAATAATTCGATTCCTAAAATCACCTGTATTTAAAGGTTTTTTGTATTGAAAAGGACGCATATTATTCACCGTCCAATTTGATTGCTTCTAATGCTTTATCAATGCTCAAACTGTTAATCTGACTTAAAAAGTTCTGATCAAAATATTCTAGAGCATCATTATAAACATAACGAGAACGTTCAAAGACTAATTCTTTGAACTCCTCGTTATCATTTAAATCATAATCCCCACAAACCCTAAGTAAAGCCTTGTTAGACGTAGAAAGGATGCGCTTTAGGTTATCATCTTCATCATCACCTAAGTGCATCCTTTCTTTAAACTCCTGTAATATTTCATTTGAAATTACTGTATTCATTCACATCACCCTTGAGTTGGTGGGGTTGGTGTTTCTACAAGTTTTAATTCGTAAACTTGTGCTGCATATTTGTCTTTTGGCTTACCTGTGGCATATTGCTTGGCAATATAAAGCGTTGCATCTTCTAATGCTAACGTTTGGTCAAACTTTTTAATCGGCTCCGTTCCACCCATTGCCGCAATATACTCTCCTTTAACAAAAAATAGCACTTTACCTTGAGGTACAAATACTGATTCTGTAGGCGTTGGATTGAAAGGCAAGCTAGTTACATAAACTCCAGCCGCATTTAAAGTTGTTGCATTTGCTTGAACATCAAATGTATCGAACGGATTCGTCACCATAACTACTTTTCCAGCAATATTCTTTGGTTTATCTGCATCTTTACCATCGGCTTTTAACTTTTTAGCAAGTAACTTAACAACATTTTTTAATTCATTAATCGTTTTACGCCCTGGTTCAAAAGTTAAAGTACCAGCAACTTTTTTATCCGGATATACACCACCAACAACATTTCCACTTGGATCTTTTAGCAAACCGATAGGTTCATTCTTACCTGTACCAATTACAAATCCTCGCTCTAATCCAACCGCCATAGCTTCTGTAATCATTGTACGAACATAACGTTCCACCCAAACTGGCCCTAGGTTTAACATATCATTTGATAATGGGATAAACGCTGTTAATTTAAGTTGAGTAATAGGCTCTTTTCGGAATGTAGCATTTAACTGCCCTTGAATGTCACCAAATAATGGTCCCCATACTGCTGCGCCTTCTGGATCTCCATAGATAAATTCTGTGACAGCTCCTAAGTTTTCTAATCCAACATGTTGTAAGAACGGATGCCCGTCTACTAAATCTTCAAAGATTCGCTCTTGTGTTGTTTTAGGTAGAATCTCAGTATCTTTAAATCCACCATCTTGAACAACCGCATTAAAGAATTTCATTTCTTCACTCGTTAATACATTGGAACCGCGCGATTGCATAATTGAACGGTCTACAATCGATTCATTCACTTGATTCAAAATATCTGAACGAACATCTGTAGCAAGTGCTTCAATCATGGAATTTAATGCTGTTGATTGTTCCTCTGGTGTACCTTCCTGTGTCGCTTTTGCGAATGCTAATTTCTTTTCTTCAAAATTATTAAATTTAATAACCATATTTTATTTTCCTCCTAAAGTTAAAAAGAGCGTACCCAGATTCTGTTTCATATTAACAGGCTCTTGAATAGGCTCTTTGGGATTTATTTTTGTATTAGCTTGTAACTCATTCAGAATTTCATTTTTCACCCCTAATAATGCAGAGTTTAAATCTTCTTTGCTAATTCCCTCAGTTTTCCCTTTATTAAGTGTTCCGTTTCTAAAACCATCGATTACTTTCTGTGGAATCATCGTAGAATCGGCACTTGAAGCGGTCATTTTAACTGGGTTCTCCATGAACATGATTTCATCCACAAGATTATTCTCTAATGCCTGTTGTGGTCCCATCCATGTTTCTTCAGCCATCATGTTAAGTAATTCCTCTTCAGGTTTACCACTTTTAATGACATAGGCGTTTACAATTGCTCTGTCTGTTGTTTTCAACATCTCAGCCGCTTTTGACATATCACGATGATCTCCACCATTCCACATAGAAGCGTTATGAATCATGATTTGTGCCGTTGGAGAAATTCGGACTTTATCACCAGCCATTGCAATAACAGAAGCTGCACTCGCTGCTAAACCAACGATTTGAATTTCTACATGACCAGGGTAGTTTTTTAATGCTGTATAAATTTCTGATCCTTCATGTACATATCCACCAGGACTATTAATCGAGACAATTAAATCCTCGCTATTAGCATCAGTAAGTTCTTTTGCCACCATTCCTGGGCTTGTCGCATCCATTTCAAACCATTCATAAATCCAAGCTTCATCACTAGAGATAATTGGACCTTTAATATCAAGCTTCACCGTCATTTTCTTTCTCACCTCCTTCAGTTGCATTTGTTTCAGTATAGTTTTTCGTAATGTAATGTTTATTTAAATTCGGATCATCGGAATCCTCATAATCTACTTCTGAACGAATTTCATTTCCCGTAAACGCACTCGAAGAAATAAGTTTATCGATACTTGTTGCAAGGTCAAATATACTTTGATAGGAAACAGCTTTAACTACAATTTTTTTCCCTAAAAGATATTCATTCATTTCAAAGAATTTTACATTTGCTTCATCAGATAACTTTTTCAATAATGGTTTCACTGTGAACAGCATGTAATTCTTCGTTTGCTTCTCTACATCAGCCATTTCTCCATACAATAAAGCCGTTGGAATACCAATAGCCATCGCTACTTGATTTAAGAAACCATTTGTTACCCTGTTTATCTCTTCCACACTAGGACCATTAGCGGAACCGTTATATACTTCCTCATACTTTATCCCTTTTTGTTGTGGAACAATGGCAATATCTTTACCACCAATCGCTTTATACATGTTGTCTATAAACTCTTGTAACTTCGCTACTTGTTCCTGCGTTTTAGCACCAATCATATCCATATCAACAGTGCCACGAATTTGATTTTTACGTTTTTGTGAGCTTAATATTCTTCCAAACAAATCACCATAATCAGCAAAAAGCCCATCGATAAGCGGTAATAATTTATCATTTCGATATTTCAGATGAATAACTTCATGCTGCTTAAAGCTTCTCTTAAATTGATAATCTTTTACTGTTACATTCGTAAAGGTATCTTCAAACACAGCGTATTCGTTATGCTGAAAGTCATCTGCAATGAGTAGATCACCATCATCAGCTTGTATTACAAGACACTCATTATCATAAATAAGTTTTCGAATAAAGTTCTCCCAAAATGTACTAGCTGTCATGTTTTTATTTGGTCTCACATTCAATCGATAATACAATTCATCTTGGATAAATTCTTTTTTATTCTTTACCCGGAATTCTGATTGACTAATTGTCCTCCCTAAAAACGAAATACATGTATCGATGGCTAAGCGTTTCATGTGGATTCTATTCGCTTTATCGATAAATGCATCTACATCATACATAAATGATAGTTCTTTATTTCTGTTAAATACTCCATCTAGCCATCCAATCGTTATCACCCCCTTTATTAGAATTTGATATCACTTAATATGAAATCTGTTGCTTCTTGAATCTCATCAGCACGGTAAAGAGCATGTACAAAACATTGGAAACCATCGGTTTTTCTTCGCACTGGTTCCTTCTTTTCATATATTTTATTTCCATCACCTTTGATAACAACCAATACATTTTGCGTATACCAACGCATAAGAGGATTATCATCAAAGATAATTTGTTTATTTGCAAATGCCATTTCAATACGCGGAGCTAGTAAACTATGAATTGCTTTTGGATTGCGTATCACTTCTATTTCAAATCCTTCCGCAACTAATAAAGGCCTTATCGCTTCCATACGGAAATTATCAGCTATAATCTTTTTAATTCCATATTGTTCACGCATTTCTACAAACCAATCGACAATATGTTGAGGATTGATTGTTGGTTCGTCCACAACTGTTAGCAAACCTTGCTCTTCCCATTCTTTTATTGGGGCAAACTTCTGCTTCTTATACTCACTGGCTTTTTTAGAATATCCATAATAAATATCAACAAATTCTTTACGGACAAAGGAATGTGTTTTAAATACATATTCACCATCAATTCTAAATAAAAGCCCACATGCTGCGAAATCTCGAATACTTGCAAAGTCTAACGCGCCCATACATTCTTGGCCGTATAACTCTGGAAACTGACGATCTGTAGCAAGAATCTCTGACCATTTTGCAACCGAACGCTCTAAATTGGTAACCGGTAAATTCATACGCTTTGTCATGAACTCTTCTCGGTTACTTGGATCATCTTCTAAATCTTCATATTCCTCTTTAATCGTTTCAAGTAATCCCTCGGCATACTCGCTTAACGGCTTTGATAACATAGGATTTGCCATTTCCCAATTATCCTGGTCATCTACTTCACTTTCATCGTTCAATTTACAGATGAATGGGAAGATAGCGTTCGGACGAGCTTCACCATTTAAAACCTTCATTGCTTTTTCTTTTTGCTTATCTAAGAAACCATCACGTACATATCCATCTGTACCAATATAAAACTCGCGCGGATTTTTCTTTTTCCCTAGGCCGCTGATGTGGACGCGAACATCTTTATTGCTTTCATACTGATGTATTTCATCAAATACAACCGCACCATCACGCAAACCATCTTTTGTATCTCCGTTTGATGTTCTAAACTTCAATACACTTCCAGTAGCTTTAGAAATAGTTTGGGTTAAAGTTGTTTTAAAAGCTTTCTGCAATACTTTATTTTTTTTAACACATTTATGAACTTCGTCAGGACTTGTTTTTGCTTGCTCTTCACTATTTGCAACAACTGAAATATTGTACTCTGGGATACCATGTAATTCGCTGAGTAAGAAATGAATAATTACAGATATTAGACCGTTTTTACCGCCACCTCGACCTAACATCCACAGGAACTTACGATAAAATACGCGTCCATTTTTTTTATAAAATAAAAAGACGAATGCTATTAAGAATTTCTGAAACGATTGTAATGGAAAGTACCACTTCTCACCAAAGCGAATACACTTTTCAATCATTTCATCATCAAAATACAAATCATCTCTGTTTAAAACATGTTTTTCTAGATATTCAATTAACAGTTCTCTTTCTTTGTTGAACTTTACTTTTCCACTTCGATAAAGTTCAATGTATTCTTCCACATACTTTTGCCTAATCATGTTAAATCACTTGAACTATAGCCTGTATCAGGAGTAATAGGTTTATCAATAAAATGTATATCGCGCCCTAGCGCAATTAAAGAACTGTTAATTTTATTCCTTTCACTTATCAGAGGGTGGGCTTTAATAAAAACCTGAGATCCGTTTTTGATTGTTACGGATTCACCTTCTTTATTGATAGTTTTATTTATTTTTCTGAATGCATTAACCAGGTCAATATATCGCTCCACTTTCTCAACCTGAACCAAATCATCAGTATCAATGCTATTCATTAACTGTTCCTTCAGTTTTGTAATACTAACAGCCATCTACCCACCCCCCTTATGCGCGTATTTTCGAAAAAAACCTGACAGTTAACCCCCTCCTCCGGTGCCCCTTAGAGCAATTTTTGATGAAATATTTTAAGGGGGGGTGTTATTTCTGATTCATTTTTACCACTTTTCATCGTATTCCCATTTATTCTGTTTCTTTTTGAATGTTCTACCGTGTTCTTTATTGTGGCAATCCACACAGATTGTTTCAAGGTTATCTATTTCTAATGCAAGTGCTGGATGATGTTCGAGTTCTTTTATATGATGGACAACGAGTTGAATCTTCTTACGCTTTGCACTCTCACTGTACTCATTGGTATCAGTTTGAACACGGCCGTTACGTTTGCACTCTTGGCACTCATAGTTGTCACGCTTCTTTACTTGTTCTCGTATACTCTTCCATTCACCACTATCATAGAACTTACGCTTCTGTTGTTTGGTTTTGTATTCTTTAATCACAACAACCACCAGCAAATTGAATCATCTCAGCTTCCATAACTCTCCTTCGATGTTCGACTAATTGAGGATTACAATTATTAATTACTAATACATGTTTATTTACTTCCATTAAGTCCATACTTACTTTGTATGTATCCTCACTTGTATTATGAACTTGCACATCGTCCTTTAGATTTAATGCTTCAATTAATTCCTTTGTAGAAAAATTAGATAGGACTTCTAACACATCCTTATGTTCAACTCTTTCTTCGTACACTCCAGTTGACTGAGGTTTTAGATACACACTATCATGTCTACATTTCATGCATTGACCTACACCATCTACAAGCACCTTCGCACTAAACACATGGTTACAGTTATGACATTCATAAATATAAAACGCTTCGCTCATTTATCCTCACTCCTTACCATCAAGGAATTCATCCACCGCTTTACCCAGCAAACTAACCATTGCTTCTCTCTTTTGCTTTGGTGTTGTATTATCTTCCATCTCATTAAAGATTGGGATAACATTTTCTAATTTCTGTTTATCGATACGTTTGTTTACAAGGTCTTGTCCTAACATTGAAATGAATGTTCCAATCACAACCGCTTGTTCTTGTTTAGTTAGTTTCATTCGTTATTCCCCCTACCTTTCCTTAGCATGTTTTTGAAACAATTTTATCTTCTGTTCTTTGAATTCTAGAAACAGCTTCACTAATTGTCTTCCCATCTAAAACAGTAGGAACTTTTACTGTGATTCCATTCAATTCACTCTTACCCGTAAACTTACCCATAACCGTTTCTAACTTCTCCAACGCAGCCACACATTCATTAGCAGCTTCAGTTACTTCCCTCATTTGTTTTAATGCTTCTGTTGTATCAGCATCCACTTTGATAGTTAATTTATTTTTAGCCATTCCTATATCATCCTTTCTATTCAAATATCCATTTTGTTCAATAAAAAAAGAGCACTGTTAAGTACCCTTGAAAGGTTCTGAGTATGAAATACATAGCAAATCTTTTCCTTTTCATATGGCGCAGCTCTATTGCGGAATATAAGTCCCTCTGAAAAGGAGTGTGTGGGTTAGCATCGACTCAATATTGTATGTTTAGAAATCCCTTATGTGCAAGAAAAAAGAGCACTTCTCAGTTCGAGTGCTCTTTTTAAAATGAATTAGGGTTGGTAACACGTTTGGTAAGGCCTTTCTGTATCATTGTATGATGTTCAATCCTAAGTATACTTAAAACTTACTTTACACTCTTCCATATCAATTCTCCCCCCAAAATAAAAAGCACCCGAATGGATGCTAATATATTTGATATTTCATACTTGTTTCCTTACTAAATATATCTTATAACTTAATTTGCGAGTCCTTAATCTTTCGTCTTCTCGGCTTTTCAAACCGTATATATCATAATTCGAAATTATCACGTCATTGTCTTTTGTAATAAACACATTATATTTAAAGAATAAAAATAATGGATTTAAATAGACCAAACTATTGTTTACATAAATAAATCCAAGCAATAAAAACAATCCTAAATTGACTAACATACTATTGGATTTTGTAATATCCATAGACAATAATGGCACTAGATACGTGACAACATAGTTCAATAATTTATCTTCCGTTTTACATACTCC